TAGAAAAGTATTGCTATGGGGGCGGCGGTAATAGTAATGGCATTCATACATTGTTGAATTCATATTTAGACAAAGATTGTAATATGAAAGATGTTGACATCATCGTGCAATATACGGGAATAGATCGTATAGGAATCGTACTATCATCTCCAGATGCCAAAGGCATTCTAGTTAAGAATGCTATAACAGATAAGTTTGAAACTGTAACCGTACAAGGTCCAGTTAATGTACCCGTAATTGGTGACGTATGTGATGCTCAAATAATGAAAGAGTTTAGCAGCGATTACCAAGCAAGTGATCTAACTGCTATCTTGTGTATGTTATCCAATTTAGGTGCTAACGTATATGCATTTATAGGATGGGAAGGCGCGATGAAAATGCCACATTGGGATAGAGTTAAGAACATATTAAGAAGTAATGGTGTTATTTGCACCGACATAGTGTACATGACTACTGCTATAAAAATGTCAAAATCTGACGATGAATGGTTTGATGAATTCCATCCAGGAACAGATTTAGCACGCAGTGCAGTTGAAATACTATGGAATGATATGCAGCAACAAATATATTTTACCGAAAAACACAGGGAAGTATCACACAATGATAGATCGTAGAGTACTGCTATTGAATGCAGACGCACAGCCATTATCTATGCTACCACTGAGTACTATCAGTTGGCAGAATGCAGTAAAAGCACATTTTCAAAATAAAGTCGTAATACTAGATAGTTATGACACTGTATTACATTCGGCTAATTTTGAGATGTTCATGCCTTCTGTTGTAATATTGAATCGTTATCATCGTTTGCCAAAATTAGCGAAGTTTTCTCGTAAGAATTTATTTCTACGAGATCAGCATGAGTGTCAGTATTGCAGCAAGCAATTTGCTAATGACAAGTTAACTATTGATCACGTTATACCAAGATCGCTTGGTGGTGGAACTAGTTGGACTAACTGTGTTGCATCATGTAAGAAGTGTAATTCATCTAAAGGAAGTAGATTGATGAAGCCTATTCGTGAACCAGTGAAACCCACTTGGCACGCGCTTGCATATTCATCTAAGACATTTGGTATTACAGTACCACGTGTTGAGTGGTTGGATTATGTAGACTGGCCCTCAGAGCATGTAAGCATAGAAGAAATGTCAGTTGTATAGTAACATTTAGAAATTGCTTATATTAATATCATAAAACCACCTTAAAGGTGGTTTTTTTGTGTCTGACGAAAACACCATAGTTAATTTTTGCATAAATACTTACATGAATAAAATAATAGGCTACACCACCATTGGTGAAAAAAATACAAGTAAACAACTATCTGATCTTGATCTTGCAAAGCAAGACTTGAGTAATCATTTTTCAATACGCAAAGGGGAGAAATGGACGAACCCGGAGTTTGGTAGTAACTTACCATACTATGTATTTCAGCCGCTAGATGATATCACGGTTGATTTAATTCAACAAGAAGTATCAAATATTGTAAATTATGACCCACGATTCAATTTATCAAGTGAAATCGTTAGGGTAGAAGAAGATAAGAATGCGGTAACAATATTAATAGAATTATTGTATTTACCGACAACTACGGCAACCGAACTTGAAGTAAAGTTTGATCGTGAATCAGGCGAGTTATAAATTATGACACAATCAATAAGACAATCAAAATTATTTGCAGCGGAAGATTACACCGTTGTATATGATTCGTATATTAATGCGAATTTTCAAGCGTATGACTATGCTACCATTCGTAGCACGATGGTCGATTATGTACAAGCAAAATATCCAGAGAATTATAATGACTGGGTTGAATCAAGTGAATTTGTAGCACTGTTAGATTTGATTGCGCAGTTCGGTCATAACTTAGCATTCCGCGCAGATTTGAATACTCGTAATAACTTCTTGAGTACGGCAGAGAGACAAGATGCTGTATTTAAATTAGCAGAATTCGTAGGTTATCAACCAAGACGTAACGTAACCGCATTCGGTGAATTAAAAGTAGTTAGTGTTAAAACTAATGAAACAGTACTCGGTAGTGATGGTACTACGCTGTCTGGTAAAGAAATCAGATATGAAAGTACATCTAATATCAATAACCTAGATGACTTTGTCACAGTCATGAATGCAATGTTTTCTAGTGGTAATCAATTTGGTACACCAAGAATTAATACTACCATTGCAGGTAAAAAAGTTGAATACTACAATTTGAATACAACGACTGATCAGATCAAGTTTGCGATTCAAGGAACCGCAGCAGGTTCAAGTTCATCATTTGATGTTATCGGATTAGATTACGATGCACAAACACTGAGTATTATAGAGACATTACCGAATCCTACATCAGCATTTACCATGATATATAAGAACGATGGTAAAGGTGTTAGCAGCAATGCATCAGGATTCTTCTGCGGATTCAAGCAGGGAACATTACAGTACAAAGATTTTGTAATAGATAGTCCCATCAGCAATCTTTCACTTGACGTTGATATTCCAAACATTAATAATTCAGATGTATGGGTTCAGTCAATTGATACAGATGGTGTTGTATCACAGCAATGGACAAAAGTTGATAACGTGTACGGACAAAATGAAATATTCAACGACATCGCAACTGGTACAAATCATATCTTTGCAGTCAAAACACGAGCGAACAATCAGATAAGTGTTATGTTCACTGATGAAAATTTTGGAACAATACCAAAGAATATCATCCGTGTATGGTTCCGCGTAAGTGAAAACGTATCTTATACATTACGCCCAGATGATCTATCAAACAAAACTATCAATATTAACTATAGTGGTGCTGACGGCAACACATATACCATGATAATTGGATTACAATTAAAATCATCAGTCTCTAACGCAAGCAGTGCAGAATCATTAGATGCAATTAAAACAAATGCACCTCGCAATTATGTGACACAAGACAGAATGATAACCGCAGATGATTACAATAATTATCTAGTGAATCAAAGTGAGAATATTTTAAAAATAAAAAGTGTTAATAGAACACATAGTGGACATAGTCGTTATGCTAAATTATACGATCCCACTGGTACATATTCTAACCTACATTTATTTGGAACAGATGGTGTACTTTCAGTCGCTACCGCAAGGCCAACTAAGGTAGAACATACTGATGACATAGTTGTCAACAGCGTATTTGAAAATTATATAAAGCCAGCGATACAAAATCATGAGTTATTGAACTTATATTACTCTGACTTCAAAACATCATTTGAGGCATTAAGAACTGCATTGCCCGCCAATGATGTTATATTCACATGGCAGACAAATGATAAGACTACTGGTTATTTCAATGATAGTTCAAGTGTGATACAGGGAGTTGGTGCAGCACAGACTCATTACTTAAAATATATAACTGTCGGTGCATTAGTTAAATTTACAGCATCAGATGGTGTATATTGGGCGAAAGTATCAAGCATATTTGCCAATGGAAGAGGAATAGACGACTCGGTGGGACAACCATCTGGTTTAACTGTTACTGGAATTGGTGCAGTGGCATTCGATATTGAAATACCTTCTGGTGCTACATTAGACATGATCTATCCTGCATTTGCAAAACAGTTTACAACAACAGAACAAACAAGTATTTTAGATGCACTATCTAGTGCAACACAATTCCAACTAAAATACCATTATGAAGCGACACCAGCGTATTGGGAAGTACTTACTACTCCAGTGGTTGATGCAAGTTCATTGGCTTACTTGATTGATGTAACTCCTACCATTGTGGGATCTGGCGCAGTACACAATAGTTACGATGTTACTACTCGCATAACTAGATATGAAATAGCAACGAACCAAGTTGAATTCACCAATCTAACAAGTGAATACAATATCAATGAATTCACTAAAAAGAGAAAACGTGATATCATTGAACTATATGATACTGTTACTGAGAAATTTATTAAATTTTATGTATGGGGATATAATATAGATTCAAATGGATTATATCAGTCAAACAAAGTTATTGTTGCACTGCAAGATAGTTCAACCGATTCTCGTGCAGACAATCCAGATGCATATTTTGATCTAGTGGGAATCGCTGAATCAAAGAGCGCATTGCGATTTGAGTGGACACATATTCCAGCAGAGAATGAAATAGTAGATCCTAGTTTGTCAAACATCATTGATATATTTACATTGACAAGAGATTATGACACTTCATTCAAGACTTGGTTATTGGAATCTCGCTTATCTACTAGTAGACCAACACCACCTACTATTGATGAATTAAACAGACAATTCAATCAATCTAGTGTTGTTGATAAAAAGAAAGCAATGAGTGATACTATTATCTATCGCCCAATTAAATACAAGGTATTATTTGGTGCAGTAGCAGAACCAGAAACGAGAGCAAGATTTAATGTAATCAAAGTGCCCGGTGTGAATTTCACAGATAACGATATTAAGGCGAAAGTCATTGTCGCAATCAATAACTTCTTTGATATATCACTTTGGGATTTTGGAGAGACATTCTATTTCACTGAGTTAGCAGCATATGTACATAACGAATTGATTGGTGTTATAAGTTCATTTGTGATAGTACCAGAAAGTTCTACTAGTGTATTTGGTTCATTATTTCAAATAACCCCATTAACTGACGAGTTATTCATACCAGACGCAACCGTCATAGATATAGATATCGTAACGAGCATTACACAGGCAAACATTAAGGCAACAAGGTAACATATGGAAAATTATAAATCTACAAAGCAACAACAAGCAGACGCAAAGAAGCGTGCTGGCAATTACCCCGTAAATGAAATCAAATCTGTAGACAAGTTACCTACGCCTTTTAAGACTGATCTTAACAAGAAATGGTTAGACGCAACATTTGATCAAATGATATCAAAAGGTGATATGGAACATGTTGATGCATATGTTGGAAACACTTCGGGCAAATCATTAACACGATATGATGACACTTACTTGAATACAAATAGTACAGCACAACAATTAGAGCCAGGAATTGTCACTACAGACGAGTTGGGTAATGTTACCCATGCAATCGCAATTAGTGATGTTGCAAACAATGTTGCAATGAACTTTGATCAATATGGTTACAATGCAGCATATAATTCTAATGCATATGTATATGCTCCGCCAATCAATATAGACAAATTTGTAAATTTTGTTTCTTACTACTGGGCATCAGAACTACCAGTATACGACTCAACCTTTTTAGTTACAAACGATACTAACCCAATAACAACCATTACGGGTGCACCATTGGGAACAATTACAGATAGTGTGAACACTGTTGAGTTGTTTAACGGATTGAAAATAAAATTCATCGGCAGTTATGATGCTGCTATTGCCAACAACACATATTTGGTAACGGGCGTTGGTACTCGTATTAGTTTTAAATTACTAACAGATTCTACTGGACGAAAGTTTTTCACAGATACTACCCCATATAGTTATTCCATAGATTCGGTAGCACAGTCACATGACATTAAAGATTATATTGTAATTGATACATCTGATAATATTGCAAGTTCATGGTCGC